AAATAGAGGGGTAGGTGGTTTTCTACCTACCCTTTTTTTAATAAAATAAACATATGGCTTGTATATTAACAAAAGGTAGAGGTTTACCCTGTAAGTCAGGAGTAGGAGGTCTTAAAAATTGTTTTTTTGTGGATTTTGGGAGTCTTGGAGCTTTAACAAAATCTGGTGGAGAAGTATCAGCATTTGGTGGAAGTCCAACACTTATGAAGTTTGAAATCAAAGGAACATCAACACTTGACACTACTGTAACCTCATCAAGAGAAAACGGAACTACTTTTTACGAATCAAGTTTAGTAATGAACTTGACATTTCAAGAAAAACAAACATCAGAAGAAATTAAATTATTAGCAGTTGCAAGACCACAAATTATTGTTGAAGACTATAATGGTAATTTCTTTTTATTAGGTGAAGATCACGGATGCGAACTAACAACAGGTACTTTTAGTAGTGGAGCTGCTATGGGAGATATGTCTGGTTACTCATTGACATTTGTTTCTCAAGAAACTGACCCACCATTATTTGTACAAAGTTCTGTAATGAGTGGTGCAACTGAGGGAAGTAAGATTACACCAAATTAAAATTAATTTTGTATATTTGAACTTGTAGAGTTTTCATAATGTAAATTAGTTTAGTTTTGAAAGGGGAGTTTTTTAACTCCTCTTTTTTTATGTACAAAATCTAAAGATAGTACGTTATATAAGTATGAAACATTTAACTACATCAGCTTCAGCACAAACTCTTAAAATAATTCCTAGAAGTTATGCTAGTACAGTAAGTATGATACTAAGAGACGATTCTACAAACACCTCAACAACATACAGTAGCATAAGCACCTCAACAGACAAAAACTATTTAGTAATCTCACAAGCACTAAATCCTATATTAGTAGAGGGTAGGTTTTATGATATGACCGTGAAAGAGGGAAGTAGCGTAATATACAAAGACAAAATATTTTGTACTAATCAAACTATTTCTAGTTACTCTGTTAATAGTGGTGAATACACGACTCCAACAGGTAATGATCAGTACGATAACGATTATATAATTATATGAAAAACAAATCAGATTTAAGTATTGTTAATTTAAGCACTTACACCTCTCCTGTAGTAAAGGAAGTAAGAGGCAAAGACTTTATTGAATACGGAGAAGATAATAATTACTTTCAATACTTAATAGACAGATATAACGGTAGTCCGACCAATAATGCTATTATAAATGGTGTTAGTGAGATGATTTACGGTAAAGGACTAGATGCAACCAACTCAAATAAGAAACCAAACGAGTACGCACAAATGATGAGCTTGTTTAAAAAAGATTGTGTAAGAAAATTATGCTACGATTTAAAACTTATGGGTCAATGTGCTGTACAAGTTATCTACTCAAAAGACAGAACCAAAATAGTACAATTAGAACATATGCCAATCGAAACACTAAGAGCTGAGAAATGCGATGAAAAAGGAGAAGTAAATGCTTATTTTTACTTTAGTGATTGGAGCAAGTATAAGCGAGGTAATGAGCTTAAACGTATTCCTGCCTTTAAAAAGTCTAAAGAGCCGTTAGAGATACTTTATATTAAGCCATACAGGGCAGGTTTTAAGTATTATAGTCCTGTAGATTATCAAGGTGGTACACAATACGCTGAGTTAGAAGAAGAAATATCAAACTATCACCTAAACAACATTATGAATGGTTTAGCACCAAGTATGCTAATTAACTTTAACAATGGTACACCTGATCCTGAGCAAAGAGAAATGATAGAAAGACGTATCTATGACAAGTTTTCAGGAAGTTCTAATGCAGGTAAATTCATTCTAGCGTTTAACGATAACCCAGAACAAGCTGCAAGTATAGAGCCTGTACAGCTTAGTGATGCACACCAACAATATCAGTTTCTTAGTGATGAGAGTTCAAAAAAAATTATGGTATCTCATAGGGTAGTAAGTCCTATGTTGTTTGGTATCAAAGATTCAACAGGTCTTGGCAATAACGCTGACGAATTAAAAACAGCATCTATACTATTTGACAACCTTGTAATCAAAGGCTTTCAAAATCTTTTAATTGATGCTTTTGACCAAATACTAGCTTACAATGATATAGCTCTTAATTTATATTTTAAAACACTACAACCTCTTGAATTTACTGACTTAGAAAATGTAGAGGATGAAGAAACTAAAGAAGAAGAAACAGGAGTTAAGTTAAGTAAAGAATCTAACAAACTACTAGAAGAGTTTATAGGCAAAGGACAAAACGAAGAGGAATTATTAGAGGAGTTTGACTTGATTGATGAAATGGATGTTGATTATGACTTAGAAGATGAGCTTGATAAAAAGGTTGAGGAACTAAACAACGAAGTAAAGTTAGCAAGAGTTGCCAAAGCTACACCATACAAAGAAAGTGAGCAAGATGGAAAAAGTAAAAAAGAGGGTAAAGAAGATATCACATATTTAGTGAGATATATGTACACAGCTTATTCTGGTGCTTATAAAACTAGAAAAGGTAGATCAAGAGAGTTTTGTATAAAGATGATGAAAGCCAACAAAGTCTATCGTAAAGAAGATATAATAGCATTAGACAATATACCTGTGAATGCAGGGTTTGGTAAAAACGGTGCTGACACTTATTCTGTCTGGTTATACAAAGGTGGAGCAAGATGTTCGCATAGATGGACTAGAAAAATATACGCAAGAAAAGATGGTAGTAGGTCTTTAGGAGATACGATAAGCACAACAAAAGCAAGAAGCGAGGGTTTCAGACCAGAAAAAAACCCAAACAAAGTATCAATAGCTCCTAGAAATATGCCGAGAGCAGGTTACACAGCAGCATATTGGAACAAAATGGGTTTTAAAAATTAATTATGGCAACAGTTTTATTTATATCGAGAACAGATTTAGTCAAGAATAGTATCATTGATGGTAATGTAGATACTGATAAGTTTATACAATTTATAAAAGTTGCACAAGAGACAGAGATAAAAAACTATTTAGGAACAAAACTATATGATAAAATTAGTAACGACATTTCTGGGAGTGGTTTATCAGGAAACTATGAAACTTTAGTAAACACTTATGTACAGCCTATGCTGATTTGGTTTGCACAAGCAGAGTATTATCCCTATGCTGCCTATCAATTAAAGCAAGGAGGCGTATTCAAAGGTAACTCAGAAAACGCAGAAAGCGTATCAAAAGAAGAAGTAGATTATATAGTAAACAAAGCAAGAAACACAGCAGAATATTATACACAAAGGTTTTTAGATTACATAGACAACAACAGTAATTTATTTCCTGAGTATAATCAAAACACAGGTGGCGATGTTTACCCAGATAGTGATGGTTTGTTTAATGGTTGGGTACTGTGAAATACAAACCAAAAAATAAAAATATAGTAAAACTAAAAAAGTATTTAGATATGAATTGGAGTTCAAGTAATACCTGGAATTATGAAGTTAGTTATAACAATCAAACAGTAAAAAATGTCAAATAAAAAGTTTTCAGAGTTTACGTTACAAACCGACAATTCTAATGTTGCGTTTGTTGTTGGTTTTAATGGGTCAGATAATGTTAGAATATCACCGAGCAATCTTATAGGTAGTGGTTTCTTACCTACCTCTGGTGGTACTATGACAGGTAACTTACTTTTACAAGACAACATACAAGTACAAGTAGGAACAGGAGGCGATTTAAAAATATTTCACAATGCTACAGATTCTTTTATAGAGAATCAAACAGGTATATTAAAAATACAAAGCTCTGTAGTAGATGGCGATATATCGTTTCTTGCAGATGACGGTAGTGGCACTGCAACTGCATACATAACGTTAGATGGTAGTCAAGGTTTTACTACTTTACAAACAGCCATAAGAGCAGAGGATAATGTAAATATTCAAGCAGGTAGCAGTGGTGATCTAAGGATATTTCACAACGGTACAAATAGTACAATTCAAAATGTAACTGGTAATGTAATAATAGAAAATACAGTAGATGATGCTGATATTATATTTAAATCAGATGATGGTTCTGGAGATGTTGCATCTTATTTTTCTTTAGATGGCTCGACTGTTATGACAAAATTTCAAAAAAACGTAATGTTCCAAGATAGCGTTATTGTATATTATGGAACTAGTTTTGATTTTTTTATAACTCACGATGGAACAAATACATCAATGACAAATCAAACTGGGAATTTGACTATCTCAAACTCGGCTGATGACAAAGATATAATCTTTCAAAGTGATGACGGTAGTGGTGGGGTAGCTACATATTTTATGATTGATGGGAGTGCAACAACAACAGTGTTTGAAAAAGATGTTAGATTTAATGACAATATAGAACTTAATTTAGGTAATGCAGGTGATTTAAAAATAAGACACAATGCTACAAATAGTGAGATTATAAATGCAACAGGTGATTTAATTATTAAAAACAATGCCGATGATAAGGACATAATCTTCCAATCAGATGACGGATCTGGGGGTGTGGAAACTTATTTTAGGTTAGATGGTAGTGCTAATAGTGATGGAAACCCTAGAACTATATTTCCTGATAATAGTAGGTTAATATTTGGTGATGGGTTTGACCTTGATATATTTCATAATGGCACTGATAGTTTTATTAGAAACAACACAAATGGTAACCTAACAATACAAAATGGTGCAGATGACAAAGATATTATTTTCCAATGTGATGATGGAAGTGGAGGAACTACTGAATATTTTAGGTTAGATGGTGGTAATGTAAATATGATTACAAGTGTTAATAACGTATTTGTTGATAACAAAAGAGCTGTCTTTGGTGATAGTGCTGATATGGCTATTTATCATAATGGTACAACAACAAATATAGAAAACGTAAACGGTAAATTAAGATTAATACAAACAGAAGATGATGGTGATATTTCGTTTGAATCAGATGATGGATCAGGTGGTATAACTGAATATTTTAGATTAAATGGCGATAACACTGATATTATATTTAGCAAACCCATAGAATTGGAAGATAATGTTGAGTTAAGGATTGGGAGTAGTGGTGCAGATTTAAGAATGTTACACAACGGTACAAATTCATTCATACAAAATTTCACAGGTGATTTAGAAATACAACAAGAAGCAGCAGATAAAGATATTTTATTTAGATGCGATGATGGAAGTGGTAGTATTGCTACATATTTTTTGTTAGATGGAAGTGCAACACAAATAAAAATAGAAAAAGAAACTGTATTTGCTGATAATGTAAAAGCTGACTTTGGTGCAGGTGCTGATTTGCAAATCTACCATAACGGTACTAATAGTGTTATTGATAACATAACAGGTGATTTGTTTATTAGACAATTTACCGATGATGGAGATATAAAGTTCCAAAGTGATGATGGATCTGGTGGAACTACTGAATACTTTAGATTAGATGGTGGTGATGAAAGAGTTTTATTTTCTAAACAAGCTAGATTTTTAGATAGTGTTGAAGCTAGGTTTGGTACCAGTGGTGATTTAAGAGTCTATCACGATGGAACAAATTCTGTAATTCAAAATCTTACAGGCAATTTAACAATACAAACTACTGCTGATGATTCAGATATAATATTTAAGTCTGATGATGGTTCTGGTGGTAATGCTACATATTTTCAATTAGATGGTAGTGATGTTGTAACTCTTTTTAGTAAAGCTACTAGACATATAGATAACGTCAAAGCTAATTTTGGTAACTCTAATGATTTAGCAATATATCACGATGGTAGTGATTCTTATATTCAAGATTCAGGAACAGGTGACTTAAGAGTTAGAACAAATAGATTTGTATTAAACAATGCTGATGATACAGAAAATTTAATAAGAGCCGAGCAAAATAGCACAGTTGAGTTATTTTACGACAACTCTAAAAAGTTTGAAACAACAGCTAGTGGTGTAGATGTTACAGGAAGAATGGCTATTAATGATGGTAACAGTAATGTTTCTATTGGTGATTTTGCAGGAGATGGTCTAACAAGTGGTGTGCATAATACAGCTTTAGGTTTTAAAGCTCTTACTACTGAAGATACAGGAAGTCATAGTGTTGCTATCGGTTCTGGTGCCTTAGAAAGTCAAAATTTTGACGGCTCTGCGTACAACGTAGCAGTAGGATTTGATGCAGGTACAAATGTAACATCAGGTGTTCAGAATATATTGATAGGTGGGTTAGCAGGTGATGCTTTAACTACTGGGGCGCAAAATGTAGCTATAGGTTATCAAGCTTTAAGCAGTGAGACTGGTGCTGACCAAAACGTTGCAATAGGTAATAATGCTTTAGCTGTTCAAAACGCAGGTTCAGGTAACACTTACAATACAGCCGTAGGTGATAGTTCAGGAGCTAGTGTTACGTCAGGTGTGCAAAATACTTTAATCGGTGGATTGGCTGGTGAT